TTATTGTGAGACTTCGCAATCTTCGAACATCGGCACTTTGGCTACGTCTCCCCTGCCCGTGCAGGCTACCGAAATTTGCGCACCTTTCTTGAGCGATGCGAGAGTGTCCATATCCGATTTTTCAAATTTGAACTGCGGGCCCAAATACGGGTTAGTCCCAGCAAGCACCAGATACGGCTTCCCGAGGAAGTCAGTGTTGATATCGGTGATGCGCCCGGTCACCTTCACGCGCTTACCCTTGTACTGCATGTCGGCAGCAACAGTGTTGTCTTCGTAATCTTGGGTGACCTTCGTCGACGTATAAGCTTTAAGCGGTTCTGCCTGGGCTGGCTGTTTAGGAGCCGAACCTGATGTATTGGATTGAGCCGCCCTTTCCTTGTAGGTGTCGTAGCTGGTTTTTGAAATCGAGCCCATACCAATCAACGACACTAGGCACAGGGCCATCCAGATGAAGCCAACGATGCGCGCGAAGGTAGAGTGCCCTTTTCTCAGCAGCATCCAGCCGAACAACAAGGGGAAGAATAAAATTCCTAGCCCCAGAAGAAACCCTACTTGCCGCTTTTTCGGAGCCGCCACTGCAACTGCTTCGTTCATTTCGCTCTCCATGGCGATAAGATGAGGCGGCATTTTGAACCCGCCATTATCAAATTGCCACTACCATCACCAAGAACCTAAGCAGCCTCGCGGCGAGTATCGAGCGCTCCATCGATCCATGCGATACCTGCCTTCCACAGCTGTCCCACCGCGCAGAGTCCTCCAAATCCGGCCAGGTAAAAATTTAAGTCAATTCTCGTCTCGGAATTTTTTTGCCAGTACCCCAAGCCTAGTCATTACAGCATTGACTTTCGCCTTGTCATGCGCAGAGGGCGCGAAGAATGCCAGGATCATGTATCGGTCTTCATAAAGCTCGCCCTGCACGTAGACCAAAGCGGCATCCAACTGCGGCCGCTTTATGTCGCACTTTCTGTAGGCTTGCCGATCGGAGGCCCTGAACGTTTGGGGTGGTAAAGCGATATGAATATGACGAAGTTGCCCGGATCGAGCCGCTGCTGGCTCGTGATACGGCTGATCACACCCCATGTAACTGGGAAGTGACTGACCTTTGCTATCCATGCAAACGGTAAAATCCTTGATTATCTGGGCTAGTGCGAAAGGATGGGCTGCGAGTGCCAACTCAATATCAGCCCGCAACTTAGGATGGATTTCGACTCGAATAGCCACTATCCGACTTGATCGATCAGACGCTGCGTGTTGCGGGCCGTCAGGGTTTTCAGGCCGTCCAAGTCGATATCGCTTTCGATGACATTCGGAACGATGGTGCGTTGACGTATCAGGGAATCATTCATGGCCGCGACCGAGCGCGCCTTCGCTACAGCCCGAAGCAGCGTATTGAACTCTTTCTCGCGCCCGACCGGAGTACCAACTTCACGAAGCTTCTTCTCTACAAACCTAAGGTTGTCTGCGATCAAGCCAAAAGGATGGTCTTCCAAATGGCCTTCTGGAACGTCTTTCTCACACAATATCCTGGTGTATTTACTCATGTCGGCTTCGAGTTTGCGCAGTTCGCCAACAACACTTTTCACAAGGTCCTGCACGTTCGCCTGGGTCCGCTTCGCCGCTTCAGTTGACCGCTTGGCTGGCGCTACTTCCGCAAATGCGATTTGATCAGTCATGACCAAGCATGCCGCAACCATAGTCATGGCGATGGTCGGCCCCGACCAAGAGCCTTTGCTTTGAGCTGCTACTGTCATAACGTCACCAAACCTACCGAATTGCTCAAATACTATAACAGCGAAATCAAGGCTCGATGCATAGCACCGAGCAGTTGGTAGTAACGCCAGCGATACGCTCAATCCACCGGCTTACCAAACTCTTTTCCTGAACACATTCAGAGCGTAGCGGGATAAAAAATTTCTGGCGAGGGGCCTGGGACCAGATGGGTGCCTTTATAGAGATTTTCAGAAACCTCCTACGTCGCAGCTTTAAAAAACCCCAGACGCAAAAAGGGCCCACCTTTCGGTGAGCCCTTCTAGACCGCCCAGCAGAGCGGATTTTGTTTGGTAGGCGCGATTGGACTCGAACCAACGACCCCCACCATGTCAAGGTGACTTCGGAACGCACGCAACCTATTGATGCATAACGGAAACATGCCTAAACCAACAGGGTCAAAAATCGAAGTTACCACCCATAAGAATCAACAACTTAGCGCTGTATTTTCCTACAGTGCTTCGCCCTTCCCCCGGCGTTCTGCCGATCAACACCAATCCCTATTTATGAAGTTCCCGCACATACGCCTGGCACGCCCGCAGCGCGATCAGCCCCCGGTCGCCGGCGTCGGTGATGGCGATAATTCTTTGAGCATGCGCTGGGTCAAGTTGGGCTCTTGTTCTTCCATCAACCACGCCGCCGGCGCCGGCGGTGGCAGGCACTGCGTTGCAACTGGCTGGATCCTCGGTAAGGAGGACTGACAACCGGAGATCAGCAGTGGCAAGGCGATCGCGCAGGCGATCCTGATTCGTTTGAGCATCGCTCAGCTCCTTGTGGTGGGTTTGGTCATTGGCGGTCAGCTTCTGCTCCAGGGCCAGCCGCTTGCCCTGCTCTGCCTGGACCTGGTCCGCGGCCGCGCTGCCGATCTTGGCGAGGTCGGATAGATGAGCGTTGGCCTGCTCTGCCAGTCGACCGCTGTACCGCCAGTCCTGCACCTTCCATGTCGCGCTGATAGCCAGGATCATCGCCACGGCCACGCCGGTGATCATCAGCTTCAGCGTGCCGGGACTCATGACAGCACCTTCAGCGCGCGGTCATAGAATTCCAGCCGCTCGGCCAGCCCATTCACGCCGCCGTTGATGCGCTTGGTGATCGTTTCAAACGAACCTGAGTCGGCCAGCTTGTTCAGCTCCCGCGAATTCCAGAACCACGCCGCCGACTTCGCCGCCCACTCGGCCTGCTCGAGCAGCTCAGGCGTGCGCAACAGCCGATCATCACCGAAGAGTGCCTTGCTGCAGGCCAGGTAATTGTCGCGGCCGGTGATCTGGATCAGTCCACGCCCGCGGTACTTCTGACCGTCACCGTCGGCCTCTGGCGTGTTGCCCAGGCGCTTGGCCAGCGTGCCGGTGTCGTACTTGCTCAGGTACTGGTCGCCACCCAGCTCCCGCACGTAGCGGAACTGGCCGGACTCATGCCCCACCTGAGCGATGAAGGCCGCCATGCGCAGCTTGGTGTTGATCTGATACCGGTCCATGGCCAGGCTCAGCGCAGACGCAAAAACGCCGGCTTGTTTGCCGGCGCTCGGGAGGATCCGCAGCAGTTGCTGCTGAGTGATGGACATCGAATTTCTCCAGACAAAAAAATACCGCGCATACGCAGTCTTGAGTTAAAATTTCTAGTTTCAACGCCCAAACAACCATGCAAATACCGCTTATCGCAGGTTGGCTAGCAAAATATTAAATCAATGGAATTGAATATGAATCAAAATAACAATACAGCTTCCCATCTTAAAGTATTCGACATATCAAAATATAAACTCAACACATCTGTTTATTTTCTACTGATTGCCGTATGCATGACGATTGCACAAGTCAGCATTGCTCCAAGCGTATTGACAGGCGATGCTAGCTCTTATTGGCTACTTAGCAAACATATATTTGATTTTTCGTTCCCCCAAAACATTAGGGGATACTTCTTCCCGCTTTTGTTAACACCAGCAAGCATCGTATCCGGATTATTCCCCAGCCTAGGGATGGCGCCTCTTTTTGCACTTCAGACACTTTTATACTCGACGTTTTTCTGCATAGTATCGCCACGTATTTTTTCATTCATCTTCGACAAACCAGCTAACGCAGCGCAGATACTGTTACCGCCATTTCTATTGTGCGTTTTTTACCCAGGCCTGGTGACTTACCCACTCAGCGATCTACCTGCATTGACAATGCTGCTAACATCAATCTACATGTTGCTTGCAGCGGCCAGAAGTGAGTCAAACATTGGCTTCTATCGGAATATTCTATTAGCGGGATTTCTAGCATATGGCGCCTACAACACCAGGACCATTTATATTTTCCCAGTTGCAGGCCTGATGTTGTATTTGTTTATTTTAAAAAAATACGATAGAGATTCAAGAAGGCGACTTTTCACCATCTTTGCCTTTCTTATTGGCATAACGGCTTCCTCCATACCTCAGATAGCGATTAACTTAAAACACCATGGCAGCGCAACACCACTAGTCATCGCAAATATGCAGAATAAATCTCTATTTGCCAACCAGCTAAAATGGGGCATAACAATCCAACGTTACGAAACAACCCTACGAGAATCAGATGGAGAGGCGATGTCCGTGTTTCATTTTGATCCAGTTGGGGAAGACTTCTTTAGACGACACAATCTGAGAAATGACGAGGCTTCAATAACGTGGTACGTCAAAACGGCCATGAAGGAGCCAGCAACTTTCGTCACATTGTACTGGCACCACCTCCTTAATAGCTTAGACGCTAGGGACGGCGAGGTATATATAAAATCAAACTCTTCAGAAAAAATTGTGAAATCTATAACATCCATCACGATAGCATTTTTTGGATTCATGCTGATCTTATTCTACATAGTCGGAAAACGCTTCAACAAAAATCAACTTGCAATAGCTGTGATAATAACAAGCCCCGCCATACTAATTATTCCTGGCGCCGTAGAAACAAGATTCTCCATTCCGCTTCAACTGGTGTTTTACTCAGCACTGGCATTTAGCCTGCGAAGCGAATACTTAACCAAGAAAATAATACCGAAAGCGGCTTTGTCGCTAGGTTTGTACGCTTTTTTTATGATGCTGTGCTACGGCTCAATACAGCAATCGGTTTCATACCCCCTCAATAAAGTTCCTTCTGAGTATATTCGGAATTAGCAAAACAACAATCGGACTGGTGCGAGTGTTGAAGAAACACTTCGAACCAGTCAGCTGCCCGGGACGGCGGGCCACAATACATTACCCGGCCATCCAGCCTGTAGTTCAGCATTGCTTACCTCAATACAGTACTGTTTCCATAGCAACAAAGTTGCTTCCTCCTCCTCAGACGAAATGCCAAGATCTTGCTTGAACTGGAGAGGCTGAATAATAAGGCGATCGTTAGCTTGCCGGAGCAAGCTATCCCGAGTGTTCGTAGCGACAGCAAGCAGCTCCGCATAGGTCGGTGGCGGTGGGACGTATGGCGCAATAACCCATACACCATCTACCTGCTCCGCCGTCCATCCAGGAATCACATCAGGCTGATCGGTCACGTCTACCCATACTAAGCTCGGGTGAAAAAGTGTGGTTATATCCAGATCTGTAGAAAACAGCTCAACGACGAGCCCATTATAGATATGCGCGTATGTCTTCATTTTATGAGTACTCAAAATAGAAGAATGCACCAGGCGAACCGACCACACCGGCTTTCGCGGCGGAGGACAAACCTGAAGAAACACCGCCGGCCCCTCCCCCGTACCCCGTTCCGGCAGTGGGAGCTGTAGACGCACCGCCGGCAATGCCGCCAGATCCTATAGGATTACTGCCACCGCTACCGCCCAATGTCTGGCTATTGAGAGCGAAGCCAATGTTCCCCTGTTGTCCAGAAGTGTTTAGGACATTGCCACCGACCGTAACAGGGCCACTCGCGCCTCCAGAGGCAAGTCCAGATGAAGTAGACGACACTACGGTACCGGCCGGAGACCCACCGCCGCCAGGCGCGGTAAGCAGAACTCCCATCGATGACGTGCCGCCCGTTCCGCCGGCACCGCCAATGGGCCCAGCCGCGCCGCCAGCGCCGACCAGCACCGCTTGGCTTGCACCAATCTGGGCGGCGGTTAACCATGCTTCGCCATAGCTTCCAGACGCGCCGCCACCCGCCGCGGCTGTTTGAGTTGCGGCCGTCGCAGGTACCGAGCCAGACCCACCGCCGCCTCCCACGTACTTCACATAGACGTTCTTCATCCCTGGCGTTGGGATGTAGGTGCCGTTGGCCGTGAGCTTTTGAATTCCTATTAGACGCCCCTTCAAGGAATCAAGTAGATCTGCTGCCCGTCCCTTGGTTGGCGTAATGCCGCCTGCCGCGATGACGGCCATGATGTTTTCCTGAACGTCGTTAAGCCAGTCATCAGTGACAACGGTCGCCGGCACGCCACCGACGGGATCCCCTTCGGTAAAAAGGTTGTCTACTGTGGCGCCTGGGCCATCAATTCTATGCATCGTTTAATCTCCGTAAGCGAAAATCGTGATCGTGTGCGCGGGTTTTAGCTGATTCAGTTTGCATTCCAGGGTGTCATTTCCCCACGTTCGCAGGCGCTCACCCGCCGCTGAGAGCCCTGCTCTGAACTCGGTGACATTTACCTCTGGCGACCTAATTAACCAGGTGAATACCCACGCCCCATTTGTTAGTGCCTCCCCTGCGCGTGACATACCGGCACGGAACGGTCGGAACTCTTTGATGGTCACGGTGTAACCGAGCGACTGGGCAAGCTCTATAAAATATTCACGTGACTGTCCGCCCGTGCTGGTGAGTTTGGTCAAGAGCGCATTGCGTCGGCCCTGCAAAGTTTCTTCGAGTACTCCAGAGCATTTATCTGGCAAGCCAGCCACGCGCTCCCAATCCACTAGGAGCTCGTTTGTGCTCGCTGGGTTGGCCTCTATCGGCAAGGATTCACCTCGGCTATCGACGCGAGCCAGTTCGATGGCCATGCCGCCGAGTAGGTTGTGCAATGTGGTACCGGCCTCCCGAGGGAAAGCCTGACCAGGAGGCAGCAGCGTCTTCAGCTGCTCCAGGTAGTCGGCAGCTGTCGGCATCACGCCTCCTTAAAAGCTGATAAAGGTTATTGTCCCAGGTACTGCCATATGTCCGGTTGCGTGGGTCACGTCTGCGGCTGGCATCAGGATTGCGTTGTCCGCCTCGCCAGCTGCAATAGAGACAGCTTCCCTAAGCCGGCTGATCAAAAGTGGGTTACCCGGTCTGGAGTCCCTAATGATAAGGTCGGCGACCTCCGCTCGCACCGCAGCCTGTACAGCGGCGGTGTTGGGGGACAACTTGACTGTCATGTCGAGAGGGTCATCGATAGGGGCCCCCACGAACACTTCAGCAGTGACCGGACGCCGCGTTGAATCATCGATGTAGGCTTGGACTTCTGCCACCTTTGCTGGAGTTGGGATAATGTCTGTTTCGCCGTCACAGACGAAAAGAACCGTGACTGTGCCAGCTCCCATTTGCAGTGGATACACCCAGACCCGGGTAACGCCCGGCACCTCCAATGCCCAAAGCTCGTAATCTGACTCAGCACCACCGTGCGGTGGTTTTCGAATCCGCTTCAATAGGCGACTCAACAACTGAGGGTCCGTTTCAACATCAAGTCCGCCATCAAAACCTGTAGCCGCTGAACCAGTAGACTGCACGCCGGCGACAGGTGACAGCAAAAACAACGGGGTGCCAACCGGCATATCTCCTGCGGAACCAGCATTGACAGCGACAACCGTCAACTGCAACGTCGTACCTGTAAATGTGCCTTCTGCTAACACGCGATACTGCACGCCATCCTGCCGCTGAAGAATCGTCCCGGCTGGCACCGTCGAGCCTATCGCCCCAGTAAGCAGCGCCGCCCCAGTTGCATAATCTGCGGCTTTTCGAAAAACCTTCCAGATCGCGGCCCATCGCTCGAGATACTCTTTCTCGGCGGTATCGATAATCGCCTGACGGGCTGCCCATTCAAGAAACCCGTACAGCATATGGACGGCGCCAGCCTCGGATCGCCCGATTATGCCGAGCAGAGAACGACGCAGCACCGCGCTCTGCACGCCGGTCACGCGTCCACTGATATCAGTGATTACCCGGTCAATGAGTTCCGGTAATGTAGG